TCATTCGTCATAGTGTAAATGGAAAGCCGTGTACATCGAGAGGTGTAAGCACGGTTTGGGGAGAGGCTTGTGCAAACCGACATTGGAAACAATGCACGGCGGCACTTGCCTACTCTACATGAAATACCAGCAGATCGGCATCCCGCCGGAAGAGGCACAGTTCCTGGAAACACGGAAGTTCCAGCTGGATGAGATTGCCAGACTGTACCGCATCCCGCCGCACATGATTGGCGATTTGGAGAAAAGCTCCTTCAATAATATCGAACAGCAGTCCATGGAATTCGTGAAATACACGCTGGATCCCTGGGTCATCCGCTGGGAGCAGGCTATGCAGAAAGCCTTGTTCTTGCCGGAAGAGAAGAAGCAGTATTTCCTGAAATTCAATGTGAACGGCCTCATGCGCGGCGACTACGAGAGCCGTATGACCGGCTATAGCATCGGCCGGCAGAACGGCTGGCTGTCCGCCAATGATATCCGGGAGATGGAAGACATGAATCCCGTGCCCGATGAGGAAGGCGGCAACCTGTACCTGGTGAACGGCAGCATGACCAAACTCAGGGACGCCGGGGCTTTTGCACAGAAGGGAGAAACGAATGAAACATAAATTTTGGAAGTGGGTGACCAATGTTGCCCCTGATGCCTTTGCCAGCGGACGGACGCTGTACCTGGACGGCCAGATTTCGGACGAGACCTGGTGGGGCGATGAAGTGACGCCGAAGGCTTTCAAGGATGAACTGAATGCGGGCAGCGGCGACATCACTCTCTGGATCAACAGCCCGGGCGGTGACTGTTTTGCCGCCGCTCAGATTTACAACATGCTCATGGATTATCCGGGGAACGTCACCGTCAAGATTGATGGTCTGGCGGCTTCTGCGGCTTCCGTCATCGCCATGGCCGGAACGAAGGTCTGCATGTCGCCAGTGGCCATCCTGATGATTCACAATCCGGCAACCCTGGCTTACGGAGACAAAGCCGAAATGGAAAAGACCATCGGCATGCTGAGCGAGGTCAAGGAGAGCATCATCAATGCCTATGAAATCAAGAGCGGCCTGGCCCGCACAAAGATTTCGCACATGATGGATGATGAAACATGGCTCAATGCCCGCAAGGCCGTGGAGCTGGGCTTTGCGGATGAAATCCTTTTTGACCAGAAAGAAGGAGAGGAACAGCCAGAAGCCATGCTGTACAGCCCGGTTACGGTGACGAATTCCTTTGTACAGAAAATAAAACCGAAGAAACCTTTACAGAAAGTGCCAGCCGCTGATCTGGAAAAACGGCTGGCACTGCTCATTCATTGACAGGAGGACAAATACTATGGATACGATTTTAGCACTGTGTGAGAAGCGCAAGAATCTCTGGGATGCGGCGAAAGCCTTCCTGGATACGGCCCGTGATGAGAACGGCATGATTTCCGCTGAAGATGCCGTCCGTTATGACAAGATGGAAGCGGATGTAGTGAACCTGGGAAAAGAAATCGACCGTCTGGAACGTCAGCAGCGTATGGATGCCGAAATGGCAAAGCCCACGAGTGTTCCCATTACCGAGCAGCCGGGAAATCCAACATCTGAAAATGAAAAGAAAGGCCGTGCATCCATGGCCTACCAGAAAGCTTTCTGGGACAGCATCCGCCATAAGAACTTCATCGATGTACAGAATGCCCTGAGTGTGGGTACGGATGCCGATGGCGGTTATCTGGTGCCGGATGAATTCGAGCATCAGCTCATCGACAAGCTTCAGGAAGAGAATTTCTTCCGCAGCCTGGCGACAGTCATCCATACCAGCGGCGACCGCAAGATTCCAGTCGTGACGGGGCATGGCGAAGCCGCCTGGATGGAAGAGAACGGCCTCTATCCGGACAGCCAGGATACCTTTGGTCAGCAGTCCATCGGGGCGTACAAGCTGGGCACGGCCATTCGTGTGTCGGAAGAACTCCTGAACGACAGCGTCTTCGACCTGGAAAGCTATATCGCCGGCGAATTCGCCCGCCGTATCGGCACCAAGGAAGAAGAAGCCTTCCTCACGGGCGATGGCAAGAGCAAGCCGACCGGTGTATTCCCGTCTGCGGAACTTGGCGTTACGACGAATGGGGCTTCCATCACCTTCGATGACGTCATTGACCTGTATCATTCCCTGCGCATTCCGTACCGCCGCAAGGCCGTATGGCTCCTGAATGATTCCACCATCAAGGCCCTGCGCAAGATCAAGGACAACAACGGAAACTATATCTGGCAGCCGTCTGTGACGGCCGGCGCTCCGGATACCATCCTGAACCGTCCCTGCTACAGCACATCCTTCGCCCCGGAACTGGCTGCCGGTAATCGTCCGATTCTCTTCGGCGACTTCAGCTACTACTGGATTGCCGACCGGGAATCCCGCTCCTTCAAGCGCCTCAACGAATTGTATGCCGCCAACGGCCAGATCGGCTTCCTCGCCAGCCAGCGCGTCGATGGCATGCTTATGCTGAAGGAAGCGGTCAAGGCCCTCGAAGTGAAAGCGAAGGCGTAAGCCATGCTGGTCAGCCTGGAAGAAGCCAGGGAATATCTTAGGATTGATGAGGATGACACATCGAATGATGACGTCATCCTGTCATCCCTGGAAACGGCCCAGGCACTGTGTCTGGACCTGGCCCGCTGCGAGGAAGCGGATGCCGAAGAGAATCCCGTCGTGTTCCATGAGGCCATTCTCTATGCCGCCGCCTTTTTATATGAGCATCGGGAAGAGGCGGATTATTCCGGCCTGCTGAAGATGCTGCGGTGGCTGCTGTTCGGTGTGCGGCGGAGCTGTTTTTGAAAGGGGGATGATGCAATGCAGGTGGGAAAACTTAACAAGAGAGTGCAAATTATCAGTCAGAAAGCACAGACTGACGATTTTGGGTTCGATACGTTACAAGACGTGGTTCATTGTACCTGCTGGGCTTCCATCGAGCCCGCCCGTGGCAAAGTGTTCTATGAGATGGAGCGCAAAGCGGATACGGAGTACAGCAAAATCACCATCCGCTGGCGGCCGGGTATTACCCACGATATGAAAGTGAAGTACCAGGACCATCTGTACGACATCGATACCATCGTAGATCCGTACATGCGCCATGAAGCTCTGGAACTGTACTGTACAGAAGAAATCAGGGGGCAGGACAATGAGTAACGGAGATTTGGAACTTCACGGCCTTGACGAATTGTCCGGCAAACTGTTCTCTGCCATCGAGGAATTTCCGGGAACTGCCGAAAAGGGACTGGTGACGATTGGCAACAAGCTCAAGAAGGAATGCGTGAACCAGACCCCGGAAGGCAGTACGGGCAAGCTGAAGAAGGGATGGAAACACAAGGTAAAGGGCTATAACGGCTCGGAGCTGACCTACGAGCTGGTCAACAAGCACCCGGTCCATCACCTGCTGAACAACGGGCATGTCAAGAAAACACCCGGCGGCAGAACGGTGGGCTATTATGAAGGGCAGCACTACACGGAAAAAGCCGTGAAGCTGTTTGAATCGCTGGACTTGCAGCCTGGCCTTGAAAAACTCACGAAGAAACTCATCAAGAAAGCAGGCGGCACATGACTCATGATATCGACATCCTGCAAGCCGTACAGCAGAAGCTGAAAGGGCGGTTCCCGTATCCCGTGTATCTGCAGGAAGTGAAGGAAGGATTCCGGCCGCCCGCGTTCTTCCTAAAATCTATGACGGTTGTCACGCCACAGGCTCCAAACAGGGTCTATCGGGATACGGATATTTACATCACTTATATACCACAGAAACAGGCAGCCAGCACATCCATATATGGAGTACTGGCTGCTGTTGAAGACCTGTTCCGTGACGGGATTGCCGTCCAGGACAGGTTTTTTGCTGTCCTCTCTATGAGTGAAGAACTCATGGGGCAGGACAACGACGGCGGACGGGTGACGCTGACGAGCCAGTATTATGATTCCGCCGATGAAACGGAAACCGCTGAACGGATGAAGGTATTGCATCAGCGGTTTCGGGGAAAGGAGACGATGAAACATGAAAATGCCATCCATTAACGTCGTGTTCAAGGAAAAAGGCATCAGTGCCATTGAGCGCAGTGAACACGGCATTGTCCTGATGATTCTGAAGGAAGAGACACTGCCGTCCCAGACGGAAGTGAACCTGTATACGGCAGATGACATCCCCAAAGAACTCTCGGACAGCAACCGGGAACAGCTGGAACTGGCGCTCCGGGGTTATGTGAACAGTCCGAAGAAAGTCATTGCGGAAATCATCAGCAGTGAGACCGAGGATTATACGGACATCCTGAAAGTCATCGAGAACAAACGCTTCGACTATCTGGTCATCCCGGACATCGAAACATCGCACATCGATACTATCGCCACCTGGGTCAAGGGGATGCGTACCAATAAAGACAAGATGATAAAGGCCGTGCTGCCAGACTGTACGGCAGATACGGAAGGCGTCATCAACTTCGTCAACAAGACCATCCGCACGAAGAGCAAGACCTATACGACGGCCCAGTACTGCAGCCGCATTGCCGGCATCATTGCTGGGACGCCCATGACGATTTCCTGCACTTACGCGCCACTGCCGGAAGTTATCGGCTGCGATGTCTGGACGAAAGAAGAAATGGATACCATGGCCGGTGCGGGGAAGCTGTTCTTCTTCTTTGACGGCGAAAAAGTGAAACTGGCCCGGGGCATCAACTCCCTGGTGACGACCGTCCAGGACAAGGGAACGAGCTTCCAGAAAATCAAGCTTGTGGATTTGATGGATATGATGCACGACGATATCCG